TTTCTTGTTGCTTATCTACCTTAAGAATGATTCGATCTTCTAGTGCTTTAAACACTTTTACTCCTTTTCAAAGGCTAGTCGTGTAATCTCTTCTGATGCAAGAAGAACTGCGATAGGTGCAGCTCCTGTAATCAATACACCAATCCATGCACGAGGATCAGCAAGTGAACCTTGCCAGAAAGAAACTGTGTGTGCAATGTTAGCAACAACACTTAGAGCTGCAAATGAGCCAAGCCCTAGCATTGTACGCCAACGTGATTCTCCACGAGCAGAGAACACCACAAGTGAAATAGTATAAGCAAGAATAGCAGCATCGATAAAGAATGCTGGTAGCCATTGCAAGTATGATGGAAGTCCTGTCCATGCAGACACTTCATAAATACCGCTAAAAGAAACGGTAAAAGATGATGCCATAAGAATTGTTACAAGTCCTACAGCTACACCAAGAACAATAAGTGAATCAGGATTAATACGCTTTGACTTTTGCTTTGTTGGAATTACAATGCTTGCAACCTCAACTTGTGCTGGCTCATCAAATGACTTTAGAGCTTCATCACTAATTTTAAGATCAGGCTCTGTTGCATAAGACCAATCAATCTTTGCATCAGATTCATTAATTGTTTCTGGAAATTGGATTGGCTTATTAAAATCGCCATCATTAATATCCCATGTTGTAGGCTTGTCTGCCATTAATACTCCTCATGTTCTACGTCGTGTCGCTGGTCAATATACTTGTGGATGTTTCTACGCAAGTATGGCAACACAATCTTCTTTACAATTATACCGTATCCAAGAGCAATTACCAAACCATCAAACAAAATATTAATAATCAATTCTGCAACAATATGGTTTGGATCAATTACAATGGACCACCAAGTCTCATTCATACTCTCTCATTTCAATTCTAAAGCTAATTCAATTCTAGCAGTACCTAAGACTACCTGTCAAGTTCATTTTCAGATGGAGCAGGGAATAGTTTATCAAGAATGTCATTTTTTACCATTTCAAATGATCCATCTTCTGTTGAAAGATATGTTCCAAGCTTATACATATAGTCAAAAGAGAAAGGATAATTTCTTGATACATCATAAACTTTAACATCTTCCATTTGATCTCCACCAATGTTGTAAATATTTCCATAAGCAGATCTTATTTGTAAGTAACTTCCAAGAATTGATTGCAGCTTTTGCTTATTAAAAATAAATGGAACGTGAAGCTCATAGTTTTTTGCATCAACTATCTTATTTGATCTATACAGTCTGTCTGCAGTATCTCTTAGCATGTTTGTATAAGATCTATCATCTATGAGTGCATCTCTGTTATTGCAATACTCTTTAATTGTTTTATTATAAAATGCCCCAATATTTTCTACTGGCAAGACAACAAAAAAGTCATCGTTCATTAAAATAAAATCATCAGAAATATCTTCACAATTTATTACAGCTTCAAGGTTAGCCCATACCTGGTGATAAACGGAATTTTTCTTTTCAGACTCTAAAAACTTTCCACCATACCAGTCTGGCTTTCCACCCACTACCCAAAGATTATCGTGTGGAATATTTGCTACAGCTGATCTAATTGAGTATCTAAGTTCTTCGTTTTCGCCATCTCTACATACATAAACAATATCCATTAATCTATTATATCAGGTGGTATACTATAAGTGTATGTCGTCAGCATCTGATTACCTGCCAACTTTACGTCAATATAAGGAAGACGCTGGCTGTGCTGACTGTGGTGGTAGATTTCCACACTATGTCCTTGAGTTTGATCATCTTCCAGGATATAAAAAGGTAGACAATGTTTACCGTGTTCTAAAAAAGTATGGCGTTGAGTCTGCTTGGATGGAAATTGAAAAGTGTGACGTAGTTTGTGCAAATTGTCACAAGACTCGTACCTATGATCGTGAACATGATGATATACTATAACTATAATTAAATAGTGTAAGGGAGTGAAAGGTTTCGACTGATCACGCAGTGTTAGAGAAGCATGTAGTGACTGCCACGAGCACTTGATTGGTGGCAAGGGTCTAAGTGCAGACATCAAAACACAATACGCATTAGCAGCTTAATGTAGTTAATGCTCCTAGAAAAGCAGTGGTCACGCTGGGCATCTAGGTTTTAAAATAAAGTGACCGCATCTTGGGATGGTATAGTTAATAGGACTAGGACTCGGCAAGTGAACCTAGCCTCTTTGTAAGTTGCCTAAGCATGTAGAAGCCTAACATAAAAATGATCAGGACCTGGGTTCGATTCCCAGCACTTCCACTTAATCTTTTTTACTTGCTTTGCTAAAGATTTCATCTAACTCTTTATAAGTTAGTCTTCCATCTTCTAAAAATGCTCTGCAAATTTCTTCTATTACACTAAATACCCCAAGGATACCTGCCATTAGGATACCTTGAATTACGCTTATGTCTACAAGTGAACCTGCACCAATAACAGATAATGCAGAAACTAGAAATACCGCTAACATGCGTAAAAAGGTTTTTAATATTTTATTCATAATAATATGATTAGTCAATGACTATCAATACTATTATATCAATCTATTAAAATTTACTTCCAGGAGTCTGGTAGCTGATCAGTTAGACCAAGAGCACGAGCACGAGTCTTAATGTGTGCCTTTACTGCTTCTGGGTCTGACGCACGACCAAATGACTGAATAGCATTGTGTAGGTCAGTAGCATTTGCAATTGGATATGATCCGTCTGCCATTGCTGTACCGTGTGCTGCCATGTTGTGGCGAGCAGCTGTGCTGTAGTCACGCTTACTAAAGGCAGAACCTGCCCAAATTTCGTTGTCCATCTTTTTAGCCTCTCTTTCTACAATTCCTCTAGACCATGAATAACCTGCATCTCCACCCCATGCAAGCCACATAACGTAGCCGTGTGATGGTTTAGCTTGATTAGCCCAATCCTTACCCTTCTTGTCAACTTCATGACGTGAGAAGTAGGAATACATTCTTTTTACTGTGCTTAGTGAGATTGTCTCTCCTCTTGAGAGCTGCCCTGCACGAGTCCAGCCTACAGCAGTTCCAGCACCATGTGCCTTACCTGCATCCTTAAACTTAATTGCCTTTTTAGCTGCTGCTCTTACAGAAGCTGGTGGCACATAGCCGTCTGCCTTATTAATTGAATCTGTTTCATAAACTACTGAATCATCATCTTCCCAAAGATCGTTCATCTTTTTAACAGGAACACAGTTTGGAACCATCTTGCCATTGTCTCCTGGCTTCATGCCACGTTGTGCATAGCCATCCCAACAAGGACCTTGTTCTTTAATTAGATCAGCAGTTTCTTCTGCTTTAGCTGCACCCATTGATCCACCAGAACCACCAGAAGCAAAAGCTCCTACACTATTATTTGCATCAGCAGATGTTCCGTAACGAACTCCACGAATTCTTTTTGGCCTCTTAGAACTTCTTGGATTTACATCAGGATATTTAATTCCAACACCAGGATAGTTAGGGCTAGTTGTATAAGATGGATTAATTCCAGACCCTGTTACAGCACCATCACCATCTACCTTGGTTGTCTCAGGCTCATTAATGTGAAGAGCTGCAAGTTGCTTATTAGCATCCTCTACAGATGGGTGACAACCCATAACTTCACCAGTAGCAATTTTAATAACTGGATAACCAGAGCAACCATGTGAGCCTTCAGCCCCTACGGAATATGGCATAATTACTCTCCGACAGGCTTGCAAGAAGCTTCTAGCTGCCAGCACCACTTCTGGTGCATCGTCTGACGGTCACCAAGGAAGTTAGCTAGACCAAACTGGTTAGCAGCAGTAGCTGCAACAGCAGCTGCAACAATCTTATCAGTAATAAGCTCAATTGATTCGCAAAGATCAGCAGCCATTACTAGTGAGTCTGAGGATACTGTTGTTTCTGGAACAGAGCTAAGCTCAACATAACGTGAGAGAGCAAATGGTGCGTATGAGTTTACATCGATCTTACGAATCCACTCTGCAAAGTCATCAATTGCATCGTCAAAGTCAGCGTAAATCTCGCCAAACTTCTCGTGCCACTGTGGGAAATCGTCACCTTCGACGTTCCAGTGATAACCGTGAGCCTTAAACTTTAGAGCTACGGTGTCGGCTGTAAGAGCCTTTAGCATTTCAACAAGTTGTTCATTCATAATAAAAGTATACCACATGTTTGATGGACAGTTTAAAGTCGTGTCCAGGACTATTTCTTATTCTTTTTCTGGTAAGAAGCTTATTAGCATCTCATAGGCAAGCTCTACATCAGCTTCAGTATCATCAGAATCTATTGCAATTCTTAGTGTCTCAATTGCTTCCTGAACATCTTCGATATACTTAAATGCCCAGTCACGAGACTCTGAAACAAACTTTAGGAATCCCTCAGTTTTTTCAACATTGCTGTTCTGAGATTCTTTTTCCATCTTATCAACTAAAGCAATAACTTGAAGTTTTGCTGTTAGCATTTCAGACTGATATCTCTTAGCCTTTACAGAAAAAACTATTACCAACACAATTAGTGTTGCAACGGTAATCCCATAAACTAAAAATGCAATTAGGTTAGTTAGATTCGTCATCATTTTCTATAGCCTCTCTAGAGACATTTACAATAATGTCAAAAGACTCAAGCATCTTTTTTACTGCATTAATGTAGTCTACAATCTCAATGGCACGTTCATCAGAAATGTCAACAAGATCATATGGGTTTACTTCAATTGTGATGTAGCTCTCAAACTCAATTAAAGTTACCGCAAAGTCTTGAGGTGCTTTGATAGCGTGAAATGATTTTGCTATTTCTTCTGTATATTTACTCATTTTATTTATCCATGGTTAGTGAAGACCAAGTTTTTCCCCAGTCTTCTTTCGATCTGTGATTATTAAACTCTCGTGAAACTTTACCATTTTCTAGATAAACTCCACCCCATACACCATATTCTTTTTGTGAAATTCCTACAGCAAAACATTGTTTTGCAATTGGACATTCAGAACAAAATTCATCTATGGCTGGTCTTAAGTCGACATCGTTTTCATATTTGTCAAAGAAGAGTTCTGTGTCCCAATCTTTACAGGCTGCTTCTTCTTTCCACTCATCCTTTTTGCTCATTATTTCTCGCAAACTTATTAGGAATGTCCCAACCGTCAGATGATGGAGTGAAACGTTTTTGTTCTACCCATTGTCCGTTAACATAAGCTGCATTAACGGATGTGTAGGCAGTTGGTGATGGCTTAGACTCAATTACAGTCCATCCATCCCAAGAAAGAGACTTGTTGTTTTTTACAATAGTCTCCATTACATCTAGAGAATTAATCTTCATCATTCTCGCCTTCTGTATAGATTACCTTTTTTATTTGTGTTTCTTCAATTACTACCTGGCAACGAGTGCAAGGTTTGCTGTTCTGATCTTCACCTTGGCGATTTACCCTGGCAACATAAAGCACAGCACCCTTAACATTCCACTTTGCATCTCTTATAGCCTCTACCTCTGCATGAACAGAGCAGTGACTTTTAATATGCTCAGGGGAAACAAAGTAAGGATTGTTTCTAGTCTTGTTGTAACCAGTACCAATTACGCTACCGCCCTTAACAAGAATTGCTCCGTGTCGCTGCCGAGACTTTGACTTTTGTGCAAAGTATCTAGCAACAGACAGGAAAGACTTTTCACGCTGACTCAACATTAGTATCGATAAACCCCTACCTCAATATCTTTGCCTTCCGCAAGATCTACAATTGCTGGAATTGTTTCTTTTGGCTTGCTAAAATACAGGAGGTAGTCGATTGACGAAACATTGTTTGTTAGCCAACTTGGTGGAACTTTAATAAACTTAGTTTTAATGCCATAACCTTTAAGGCTACGCTCATTAATATTAAGGAATTCCAAGATGTAGTTATTGATCTGCTTTGGACCTGCAGAATAAACGATAAATTCTTTATCACCATCTGCAAGACTTCTCATAGCTGTACCAATACCACGAAGAAAGATAGAGTAGTCATCAAAGTTTCTACTACCCTGGATTGCCACTATCATTGTTCATACCTTCTCTAAGCTTTTCAACAATAAAAATTGTCTTTTCCAATTGTACCTTGTTCATGTTCATTGTGTCAACTTCTGTTGTGGTGTCATTATCTATTTCACCCTCTACAACATCAGCCATAAACAAAGTGTTATCTTTGATCCAAAATGCCTGTTCATCAACAAATAAAATCTTTGTGCTTATTTTATCAAAATGTTTTGAAGATTGTGTTACTGGACTATCTTCTGCTACTGAGGCTTTTTGAATTATGTGTTTAATTAGTTCAAATGAACTTGACTGATAATATTTTATTGGAAAGCTTTGTTGTTTAACATGGTTTGAGACAAACCTGTTTGTTGCTATCATCAAAATAACAGCAACGACGGCTCCAATCAAATACTCCATTTAAATCCTAATTGTTTTTAAAAATATTAATCATGTTAGAAACAACTTGCTGTTGTTCTTTTGTAAGATCTAAAGACTCAAGTGAGTCCTCGTCAAAACCTTCTGCAAAAGTAACCATAAAATCATCTTCATCTGCAGTTATTTCAAGAATTCCTTTTTCCCATAGAGATGTTACTACAGAATAAAAGTGTTGAGTAACATGGTCATAAAGTCCTGGGCTTACTTCTTTGAGATCTGGACTAAAGCTGTAAAGCATTTCACCATCTTCAGACATTCCAGCAGGTTCTACAGCACCTTCAAGAATAAGTGCTTCGATGATTGCATCTTCATCTAGATTATCATTCATTAGTTGTTCGCTCCTTTAAGGCGATTCTCGCTTTCCATTGTCCATCGTTCATCTACGATATCGAATGCAAAAGCCATTAGTTTTTCATAAGCTTTAGGGTTGTCTACAATTTTATTGTAGTGATGTCCACAAAAGAAAAGATCTCCAGTTACACCAGTAACTTTTGTTAGTGCAGCTGCTCCACAGTCTGCAGAATCACAACGATCATTTAGAGTTAAGGTTCGTTCTTTTTGTTTTTCTTCCACTGTGTTCACAACAACTCCTTACTTATCTGTTGAATAAAATCCGCTTCCTTTAAAAGAAACGCTTATATTAGAGTATAACCGTTTTGTTAAAGAATTGCAAGTTTTGCAAAGAACTTCTTGCTCTGGATCATTAATTCCTCTATTAACAATTGTTATTTCATTACATGTTTTACATAGATATTCATATATTGCCATAATAATCCTTAACTAAGTATGCCCCCCAATTAAGGAGGGCATACCTATTTGTTAAATATGAGGTAGTGCCTTTGCAAGAGCAGCATATGTCTGAGGACCAGGAACACCGTCAATTCCTCCAGTGTAACCATATCCAGCCTTAAGCCACTTTTGAGTAGCAGTCCAAGTTAGCTGTCCTGGAACTCCGTCAATAGCCCCTGTGTAACCATAGTGAGCCTTTAGAAGTGTCTGAATCTTCTTCCACTGATCTGCAGTTACAGCTGTTGGTGCAGCTGATGGTGAAGATGCTCCACCGTGAAGCGAACAGTGCCAAACCTCTGAGCTGATATCAAAAATTAGACCGTGATTAGAAAAGATGGCTTGAACAGTTGAATTCTGACGGCCTGGGCTAACATCAGCAGCCTGTCCCCAACCGTGAATACTAGTTCCTGGAACACCTGCAGTAGGAGTTTCACCACGCTTCATGCGTCCATACTGGAACCACTGGTTAGAAGTTCCTGTAGATGTCTTGTGTTCATCCTTAATGTACTGATCGGCTGGTACACCAAGTGGACGATATCCTTCGTTAATTCCAATGTGAATACCGTGAGCACGAACTTCTGCAAGTGCTGCAACAATTGCTTTTGCCATGGTTGGCTCAAAATAATTGCCTTCTACATTTACCATGTCTTTGAGTGGAATTTCACCATTCTTATAATTACCCCATGCCATTATCCAAGCACCTCCGAGTTATTGTTTGTATAAAATGTCATTTCATACCTCCTGTTATTTATAGTTTATCAGAGGAAGGATCTTTTGCCTTTTGTCTCTCATATACCACTACTTTTCCTGGAGCTACATCGTCAAAATAGTATCTCCAGTCATTCATGTGCCACCTTTTCTTAGTTGCATAATTTGCAGCCATTGCATAAGTATCACAATAAATAATGTATTTAGCTCTAGTATCCATCCCATGAAAACCACGTTCTGTCATAGTTCTATTATACACCGTGGCATGTCTGAGAATCGAACTCAGCTAACCGAAGGTACAGGATTTACAGTCCCGTGTCTGTCCCAGCAGCCATGCCTTATTTTAATAATATTGATCTAAGTTTGGTGAACTATTTCCATTTTTGAGAAGTCTTAAAAATGTTCTATTTTTATGACAATTTGATAATACCTCTTTTCGGGCCACCTGTCAGAATCGAACTGACGACATCCATATTACAAGTATGGCACTCTACCAACTGAGTTAAGGCGGCTTAGTGTATTGCTACACAGAGCGAATGGAGAGAATCGAACTCTCACCGTCAGTTTGGAAGACTGAGGCACTACCATTATGCAACATTCGCAGATACTCTATTTTATCGTATCAATGTTTAGTTGTCAAGCTAGCTTTCCTCAACATGTTTAATAAATTGTGTTTGAATTTCATGTACATGTTTTGTAAGTTTGTGAACTTCATTTGTTAGTTTAAGAATATCTTTTGTCAAAGCTGTTATTTCCTGAAGCTCTTTATATTCAACTTCATATTCATGATCAGCTTTAGCTTCTGCAAATGCAGATTGTCTATTCTGAGCAATCATAACAAATGTAGACAAGAAAATAGCCTCAAGGCTTACGATCATTGTAAGAAAACCAAATGGGAACTTGTCAAGACCAAAAAATCCAGACCCCATCCATATACCAAAAACAACAATGTGAATATAAACAAACCCCATTGATCCAGCAAATGCTGTAATTTTATCAGCTATTCGCAAACTAAATGTATTTTTAGTAGATTCTTTATGCTGTTCTACTACTGGGTGTTTGTTGTCCATACACTAATCATATCAGTATTTTGAACACATGACAGCAAGGATCTCCGCCCTCTTCCCATTCCTGGGCTTCATCATCTGTCATGTAAGGATCTCCATCGTGAGTGTAACAGAATGATTCTGAAATCCATCCTTTGGCTACCCCTTTTTCAACCCATTCTTGTAGTTCAAGAACGTCTTCATTGGTCATTATTTTTTACCATTTCTGCTAGCTTTTCCAAGAACATCTCTCTTTTTTCTTTACTTGACAAAATTGTAGCCATGTGGCTCCAAAATGCTAGTTCTTCATCTTTTTCTGACACTAGAAATCCCAGTCGTCATCTGTTGTGCTTTCATGCTTACCAATAACATAAGATGATCCAGAGCCACTGAAAAAGTCGTGGTTCTCATCTGAGTTAGGTGATAATGCAGAAAGAATAGCTGGATTGACATCGCAAACATCTTTAGGAAATAGTGCGTCAAATCCAAGATTCATAAGAGCTTTATTAGCATTATAGTGTAGGAACTTTTTTACATCTTCTGTAAGCCCCATGCCATCATAAAGATCAGCGGTATACTTAATTTCATTTGTGTAAAGCTCCATAAGAAGTGCATAGGCATAGTCGTGAAGCTCTTCCTTACGAGCTTGGTCAGCTTCCTGATATGCTTGCTGGAATTTATATCCAATGTAGTAACCATGAACAGCCTCATCACGAATAATAAGACGAATAAGGTCAGCAGTGTTGGTTAGCTTTGCACGAGAAGACCAATACATTGGAAGATAGAATCCTGAGTAAAAAAGGAATGACTCAAGAAGTGTTGAGGCAATCTTCTTTTTCTCTGGATCTTCTCCATGGTAGTTGTTAAGAACAATCTCTGCTTTCTTCTGAAGATAAGGGTTGTCCTCACTCCAACGGAATGCCTGATCAATTTCTGCAGTTGAACATAGAGTTGAGAATACACTTGAGTAGCTCTTGGCATGTACAGATTCCATAAAAGCAATGTTAGTAATTACTGCCTCTTCATGCTGTGTACGACTATCACCAATGATGCTTACTGATCCTACAGTACCCTGGATTGTGTCCAGCATTGTAAGTCCAGTAAATACACGCATGGTAAGTTCACGCTCATCTGGGTGTAGTGTAGCCCATGACTGTACGTCATTAGCAAGAGGAACTTTCTCAGGCAGCCAAAAGTTAGCTGTGAGTCTATTCCAGACCTCTAGGTCAATAGGGTCTTCAATCTTATTCCAGTTAATAGGTCTTGTAATCATAGCTCTCCAATTATAACATGCAGCTTACGCAATTGTCAATCTCTGTGCCTTCCAGAGCCATCTGACGAATGCGAATATAGTAAATAGTCTTAATGCCCTTACGCCATGCGTAAATTTGAGCACGGTTAACATCACGAGTTGTAGCAGTATCCTTGAAGAACAAGGTCAACGAGAGTCCTTGGTCAACGTGCTGGGTTGCTGCTGCGTATGTATCAATGATCTTTTCTGGTCCAATTTCATACGCATCTTCAAAGTACTCAAGATTATCATTAGAGAGGTATGGAGCAGGGTAATATACACGACCAAGCTTACCTTCCTTACGAATCTCAATCTTAGAAGCAATTGGATGGATAGAACTTGTAGAGTTATTAATATACGAAATAGAACCAGTAGGAGGAACTGCTTGGAGGTTCTGGTTGTATAGTCCATGCTTCTTAACATACTTGGCAAGAACTTCCCAATCATTCTGATTTGGGATCTCAATACCTGCTTCAGCAAAGATCTTTTGGACTCGCTTGGTTGCTGGCTTCCATTCTTGGTTAACATACTTATCGAAAAACTCCCCTGTGGCATACTTGGACTTTTCGAAACCTTCAAACGATGAACCCTTTTCCTTAGCTAGATTAGCAGATGCTTTAATAGCGTGGAACAGAATTGTGTAGAAGTAGATGTTTGTAAAGTCAATGCCCTCTTCTGAACCATAGTGAATCTTCTCTTTTCCGAGGTATCCGTGTAGGTTCATTTGTCCTAGACCAATTGCATGGGACTTGTCGTTACCCTCAGCAATTGACATTACGGACTCAATGTAGCTAAGATCAGCAACAGCGGTGAGAGCACGAATAGCAGTCTCAACACTCTTGCCGAAGTCTGAAGACTCCATCATCTTTGCAATGTTTAGTGATCCTAGGTTACATGAAATGTCTTTACCAATTTCCTTGTAGCTAAGGTCAGCGTTATAGGTGGTAGGCGTATTTACCTGAAGAATCTCAGAGCAAAGGTTAGACATGTTAATACGACCCTCAATTGGGTTTGATTCATTAACTGTGTCTTCATAAACAATGTAAGGATAGCCAGACTCAAACTGTAGCTCGGCAATACGCTCAAACAATACACGAGCCTTAATCTTGTTCTTACGAATCTCTGGGTTGTCTACAAGTTCCTGGTACATCTCTGTAATAGAGATATCACTCATTGGCTTTCCATATACCCTCTCAATGTCGTAAGGTGAGAACAGATACATATCTGCATTATCCTTAGCAAGTTCAAGAGTAATGTTAGGAATAACAACACCAATACTAAGAGTCTTGATACGCATCTTTTCATCTGCGTTCTCACGCTTGGTATCTAGGAACTTTAGAATGTCTGGGTGGTGAGCATTAAGATAAACTGCTCCAGCACCCTGACGTGCTCCTAGCTGATTAGCGTATGAGAATGAGTCTTCAAGAAGTTTCATTACAGGAATGACACCAGATGACTGGTTCTCAATCTTCTTAATTGGAGCACCTGTCTCACGAAGGTTTGTCATGTTAAGTGCTACACCACCACCACGCTTTGAAAGCTGAAGTGATGAATTAATAGCACGAGCAATTGACTCCATGTTATCTTCAATGCGAAGAAGGAAGCATGACACAAACTCTCCACGCTGCTTTTTTCCAGAGTTAAGGAATGTTGGAGTGGCTGGCTGGAAACGTCCTGAGATAATCTCATCTACAAGTTGAATAGCAAGCTTCTTATCTCCACGAGCAAGCATCAGAGCATTCATCACAACACGATCTTCAAATCGTTCTAGGTAACGCTCACCATCAAATGTCTTAAGAGCATATCCTGTGTAAAACTTGTATGCACCTAGGAATGCATCAAAACGGAACTTAATTGCATAGGCTTGCTTAAATCTATCTTTAATAAAAGCAAAGTCATACTGATCAAGGATTGCCTTGTCATAGTATTCATTCTGAACTAGATAGTCTAGCTTCTCTTCAAGCGAGTGAAAGAATACAGTGTTAAGATTAACGTGGTCTAGGAAATATGCCTTTGCAGCCTCCTTGTCTTTTCCAAATTGGATTTCTCCATTTTCACCATACAAGTTGAGCATGGCGTTAAGCTCATGGTAGCTGTAGTTTGTCATTTAATTTCCTTAACCTTTCCTGTATCTCTGATACGTCTTCTGGTGTGCCAAACAGTTCTACCCTGCCTAAAACTGGCACACCAAATTTTTTAGATATTATGTCTGCAGCTTTGCAGTATGTTTTTCCAAAGTTTGTATTACCAAATCCAACAACTCCGACTAAATGATCTTGATTTGTTTTGATTGATAAAAAACTTTTGACTGGCTTTGGAACGTGATGTCCTTCGTTGCCAGCCCCATAAGTTGGCACAAGAAGAACATAGTCTCTATATGCAACTGGTATTTCACTTACACTATAAGTATTTTCAATGCCAAGTTTATTTGCAAACCGCTTTGTATTTCCGCTACGATTTGAATAATAAACTATGTCTAATGACATTTACACACTCACAGTCTGTTTTGTAATTGCTAGATTTCAATTGTACCATAGGGTTTATTTTAATCAAAACCCTTAGATGATTCTCATATCAAATTGATCCAAATATTCTTCAACTGCAGCTTTAGGTGCGTGAATAACATTGGTACGAACCAACTCTTCTTGAGGAAGTTTTGGTTTTTGAGAGAACTCGTGGATCTCAACTTCCTGGTTGATGTTTCTAGGGGTGTGTGAAATTGCCCCAAAGATTGCTCCACAAACAGCATCCGCCAAGTCCTTAGATGATTTACGAGGGTGGTCTACACGATTACCCTTCATAATCTTAAGCTCTGTAAGCTCTTCAAACAAAAGATCAATAGATGGCATGACTAGACGCTCTTCATAAACAAGCATAGCCATGTCTTCATAGTGCTTCTTGGCAACAGAAACAGTCTCAGTTCTCATTCCTACAGACTTAAGTTCATTCTGAATATCAAAAGACTGCCAACGGTCAAAGCTAACCATACCAATGTCAAAACCTTGACGACGTAGGTTTTGAATCCATTGCTTAACCTCTGAAAGGTTTACAGGACCTTCTACCTTTGGCTCCCACCAGACTACAGCATCTACTACTACGATTGGTGCTACCTGTTGATAATCTTTAACTACCTGAATGTTTACCCACTTTTCAACGTGAGCAATAGCAACAGCACACTTGTCATGCTTTTGTGCAAGGTCAGCATGGACATAGTATTTCTTATCTGGATCTGGAGTAAATGATTCGTCAAACCTTTTAAAGTTGTCAATAGGGTTTCTAGCGGTCATACAGGCACGAACTTTTTCTACCTGCTTAAAGAATGCATCTGACATGTATGTTGGGATACAAGCAAAGCGTTGCATCGCATCACCTAGGTCAGTGTAGAAAGCTAGTTTAAAATCATCTACTTTACGAGTAGGGTTTACCACCCAAGTAGGACGCTTAATTGCAAACATTCCAGGATACTTATAAGAAAGAATTGTATCCTCATCCCACTCAATCTCAAGGCTGTTGCCCTCAGCATCTTCTGGAAGATCTGGATTCATAATAAACTTGTGACGTTTTGTAACAACTTCCTTCTCAGCAATGACAGCATCATATCGTTGTGAAATAAAGTCACCAGGATAACGAGGGAATGACAGCAGTGCTACCTTACCAAGATCTGGGAAACGTGAGTCTACAGAAGCACGGAAGGCCTTGTAGATGTTATCAGCAGTCTTACCTTGATCATTACCAGTTCCAATCTCTGTAGCAAAACCAGAGATCTCATCAAGAACGGCTAGGATAAGGTTAAGACCCTCATGACTCTCTCGCTCTGAGTGACCAGAATAAACTGTGATAGCTTTATCAAACTCAATTGATTCAGCTTTAGCATTAAACTTTCCAGCAAACCAAGGTGACTTCTCAATCTTAGTTTTAAAGCCTTTGAAGAAAACGTTCTTAGCTTGTTGTGCGTTAATAGCGATATTAATAATATCAATAGCATCTCCAGAAGGCTTACCAAAATAACGTGCTGGATCTTTTAGGCATAGAAGTTTATATACGATATATGAACATGCTACTGTGGATACGAAGTCTTTACCGCTACCTTTGCCAAGCTGCAGGATAACTTCATTCTTAGTGTATTTGTTAAAATAACGCCTACCTTCAGTATCCCCTAGAATGTCGATTACATCCTCAAGCTTATAGATTTGGCTCATAGCTTCTACAATGTCATACTGAATGTCCGACAATGGTGGCTGACCAAGATAATCTTCACCCTCAACAAAAGTGCGAGCGTCTACTGGCATCTCATCAAAGTTACTATTCTTTAGTACCTCAAAGAACTCATTGAACATTGACAATTGTGATTACCTCTTGTTCTTTGGATACCGCAGAAAGACGCTTCATAATCTCGTCACGGATCTGTGGATACTCAGAAGCAATGTCACGAAGAATGCCAACCAGGATATCCTGCTTACGTTCAATCTCAATCATCTCTTCTGCAAGCTCTTTATTTTCTAGTAGACCAGCTTTTTGAAGCATGTCAATACGACGAGTCTCAATGTCAAGAACCAGTTTGATAGCTGCAGTCTTAGCACTTAAGTTTGCAGTTGTAGTAGCATCATCAATAACTTCATATGATTGCTTGATTAGTTTGTTGTAGTGGGTGTCAGCAGCTACAAGTGCTTCCTTAGCACGAGCACGAATGGCAGCATTATCTGCAGCCATCATCTTCCACTCATTGATGTGTGCCACAACCTTTGTACGAGGCATAGACAGCTCTTTAGAGATCTGTGTAGGTTCTGCACCCTGCAGATATTTATCTACAACCTTGTTTACTTCATCAAGGTGCTCAATGGTTTTTTGTTCAATCGACATTTTTCTTCCTCTTCTTTCTACGAACAGGTTGCTTCTTTACACGATCAATGTAGAATGCACGAAACTGTCCTACCTGGCCTTTGTGAATTTCTTTACAGTCAATCCACGATACACCAGTTTTAGTATTTGTAGTCAAAGATTCAAACTTAAAGGTTGCACCATACTCACCAGTAATCTTAATAATCTCACCAGAAATAATCTCACGACCACTTGGAAGTGTTGCTTTGTATTCACGGTCAAAACGTACTGGTGGCTCTGTTGGAGCAGCATAAACAACTTTCCTAGGACGACCCATTAGTATTCTCCTCGCAGTCGTTTGATTTCATCTTGAATATAAAAGATAGCTTTTTCAAGGTCTTGAATCTGCTTGGACTTATTGTCACCAAGCTTGTCTTCCTTAAGACCATTACGCCAAAGGTACTTAAATGCATTACCAATATTAAAATTACGGTGACGTGTAATATCAATACACTCAATACCAGAAGGATCTGATGTGTAGTGTGGTGGATGGTTTACCATAGAATCTACGTCAGCTTTAATTGCAGCTGCTTGTTCTTCTGTAATCTTTGTGCTAAACTTTTCAATCATTTTAACTTCCCAGTCCCTGCCACTCATCGACGTGATTTCCTTAGTCCGAACTTTGCCAAATAAACATAAATGGTTTCTACCGAAACGCCACATTCTTTAGCAATCTCTTCTGGAGACTTGCGGTCAACATGGAACCTTTTGCGAAGCCACAATTCATTTTGATATAATTTTGCCATATGCTCTCTTTATCCAATCATAAAATTCTTGTTGGGGCATATCACTTTTTGCTCTATTACATAGTTTACAGCATGTGACAACATTTGTCAATGAATACCCAAGCGATGAGTCTATTCTATCTAGACCATTATACTTAAACCCATAATTAGCTATCATATTATTTGGAGGCGAGTCACAATAATAACAATTTTTTATAGCTAGGTCAACCCATTCTTTTTCTGAAAGATCCCATTTTAAAGATCTTCTGCTGGCTGTTCTTAATACAAGCAAGTATGTCTTATGCTGTGGAGTTTTGAACATACAACTTCTGCACCCCTGAGATTTATGAGAAGATAAGTTTGACAAGAAGCTCCAGGCTTCATAACCACAGTCACACCTCATCAAAGCTTTTTTACTTTTTTCTGGATAATCAATAATTGTCCAAAGACCTTGCCTATATCCATTATAAAATTTTCTTCCCATAAGAAAATTGTATCACACTATTTTGTTAGTTTTTCCCAGTTATTAACAGCATAATGACCAATGCCAATAGCATCAGCAATATCATTATCTGTAATTACTTTATCATATTGAACCTCAACAAAATGCATTGTCTTTTTCTTTCTAAGATCACGAACATATGTTTTGATCCACGATTCTGATCTTCCTGGATTATCTAGTTTAATCTTTGTTAGCTCTTCTTTACTTGGTTTCTTATTACCAATATAGTTTTGCCAAGTGATTGGTGCTACTGATCTAATTTCTTTTGCTCCTGATGCCCCCAGCAAAGCCCCCTGAACCAAAGCTAGGTCAGCTGCAGTCTTAGGGCTATTCATAAATACGGTGTGCTCAATTACAATGGCATCAATAGGATCTATTGTTTTAAAGAATGGTGCGATCTTACGACCAGCATCTAGAACTTTGTCATAGGTAGTATTACCCTTGAAATTGATTTTACCAAAGTAAACAAGTTCTTTATTTTTAAATACAGAAAAAGCTAAGCTATTTGTACTTGCATCAATGGCAAATATTGTTTCAGGAATATTAACAAAATTACTCAAATTTACCATTTTTAAAATCCTTTATTTCTTTAAGAGCAGTTGAAACATCTTTTGGATTTATTAAACACTGTCCACAAATTGGATCATCGTTGTAAATGGAAAGTTTGCCACCACAAGACTTGCACCTACGATCTTTACTTAAACGCTTTTTAATGCGTCCAGCAATGTATCGTTGCGTGATCTTTTCTCTTGTCGCAGATTCTCTACATTCTGCTGAACAATAAATTTGATAAGAAACGTTAGTTTCGAATGCGTTGTCACACCATTCACAGTGCTTCGTTTTCATTTAGTGGCTCCAGTGATTTAATTTTGATCACTCCAGAACCAGCATTGTCACAAGCTTCACGAATGGGACATGTTTTGCAAATCTTTGAATTAGAACGATAATTCTTTTCTGGCAGGGTTTTATCTTCCCAAGCCTTTCTAGTCTGTCTCATCCAATCAAAAGCGTTCTCTACCCACTCAAAATAGTACTTATTTAATTCTACAGGAAAAACCAATAGTTCGTGATTATTCTTGTTTTCATAAATAAGAATAGCCCTTTTGCGATTGAGAATCTTCATATAGATAAGCAACTGGATAACGTGACCAGTCTTTGGCTTACCTGCAGTTTTACGATATTCAAAACCCTCGTTAGGCATAGTCTTAATTTCACCAAGCAGATCTTCACCAGCCCAGTCAAGGATGACATCTCCGTAACCAAAAATTGGTGGGTTGTCATATGTAACTTTAAATTCAGCACTCTTAAGAATGCCAGCGTCTTCCATAGCTTGCTGGATACGCTCGTGTGACTTTGTACCAGCAGTCATGTTAGCTCCACCATATGCGTCTGCATTATCGGTAAACATAGCACCTTCAAATGCTAGATACCAATAACGAGGACATTCACCATGCGAAAACGCAATGGTTGATGGTGCAAATGTTTTCTTGGTCTGGAACTTATCTACACGCTTTACCGTGTATCCAGAATTGATCTTTTCAATTAGGGCATCCTTGTCGACAAATGATGGAGAAGCGTTTAGCTTATCCTCTGTCTTAAGCATTACCTGTTGCAATAAACTTTTAGCCATGATATGTTTAGCGAGTAATATACTTCAAAGCTGAAACCAATTGGTTAATTGATTCTGCAGCGGTGTAGTAGATATTCTTTTTCGCCCTATCTCCTTTTTCTACGTTGGTAAGCCAGGTTGCCTTAAAAGACATCTTAGCAGCAATAGCCTGTAGACGTACAATCTCTACAGTTGCCAC